ATGAAAACCATCGCTCGGCGTCTGAGCCCCTTCGCGATCCTGCTCCCGGCAAGCCTGTTGTCAGCCTGCGCCTCCCTAGGCAACGCCGGACTCGGCGGTTCCCAGCAGAACCCCACCAACCAGCTCCTGAACATGATCGATGAGGCTACCCGCGAAGGCATGTCCGTGGTGCTGGTACCGGCACTCATGCCCAACAAGAGCGTGACGGACCTCTCCAGCTACTCGCATCGGGTCATATTCAAGAACAAGGACGTGCCCGGGATCGCCTACATGCAGGCCTTTGCCAACAACGACCTGGAGAAGATCAAGGAAGCCGTCTATCTGTGGGACTTCCTCGAGGTCAACATCGTCCCGCCGGGAACCTACCTGCTGTCCGGAGGGATCGACTACAAGATCGACAGCACCCTTGCCCAGATCAAGGCGCCAAAGGGGCAGCCGGCTGCCAGCCCACTTGGTTCGGTGAACCTGTCCGCCGTGCTGTATCGCCGGTTCGTGAAGGAGAACTACTGGCGCGACGCCTCCTATGCAGACAAAACCTACACACAGAATGTCTGCAGCGCCGTGCACATGGCCTCCGGCCAATGCGTGGGCTGGACCGAGCAGCAATACAGCCAGCGGGAAATGGTCTCGGATGCCGGTTGGGCCGAAGGCACGAAGATCGAGGACGTTCCCTCCATCAAGCTGCAAGCGCAGATACCCGACGCCTATGCCCCGCTGTCCTTCACCATTCAGCCTGGGCAGATCCTGCTCAGCGATCGGTTCCACTTGAAGACCCCGGCCGTGAGCTATGACAGGAAGACCTGCAAGGCCGTGGACACGCAAAACATCAAGTGCGCCTTGCAGGATATCCAGGTCTTCATGAGGCCAGCGCCCATGGAGCTGACGAAAAGGTTCATCGATCGCGAGCAGCCAAGGCTGGATGAAACGGGCCGCCAGGTGCTCGCGCGCATCCAGCCGATGAAAACCGAGATACTCGGCGAAGCAGGCATGGAAGACCTGACCTGGGGCCTGCCGGTTTCCTTGAAACGCAAGGCAAGATGAAACGGGCCCTCCGCCGAGCGCCTTCCGCTCGCGGTCGCCACAACGGTTGATCGATAGAGGCCCGGAAGGCAGGCGGCAGGACAGACCGGCTCGGCTGGTCATGTTCGATGACGACCAGCCGATGACCGACCCAGACCGGATCTTGCGTCCAGATGAAAGCCGCGCACGGGGCTGGATTGCAGGCAACGGCCGAAAACGTGACAGGTGCTGGGGTACTCCTCGGACACTCCGGGAAAGTAGCAATTACGGAGCGGTTATCGGGAAAGGGAGGCGGTTGCGAGACCGTAAAAGTATGAAAGCGTTATGGGGGCACCCCAAGGAACTTGCTTCAGCAATACCGGACAGGAAAGAAAAAAGCCCCGTAACTCACTGAGCTACGGGGCTTTCCTGTTGGAGGCTGAGGTCGGAATCGAACCGGCGTTCACGGATTTGCAATCCGGTGCATAACCACTCTGCTACTCAGCCTTTGAGCGAAGCGACATGCGTTTGGCATATCGCTGAAATTTCTTTCCTGGCGCGATTTTGAACTTATAACCCTTTGATTTCAAAAGATTTTTAGCTCACCCATCGCTGGAATGGACGCAATTATGGACGGATTCGCCGAGCTTGGCAAGCGCTCTACGAAAAAAACTTTGCAGATCAGGCTATTGCGTAGCACAAGCCGGGAGAAACGGGCCCAGACGTCCGCGAAATGGGCCCGCAGCGACCGGCAACCGAGGAGCGCGCCAGGATCCGACGCGCCCTGCCCCGGCGATCAGTTCGCCTCGGGCCTCGCTTCGGTTGCGGGCGCTTCAGGCGTCGGCGCCTCCGTGGCGGCCGCTGCTTCGCTATCTGCCTGCGCACGCTTGGCGCGCTTCTCGCGCATCTGCTCGCGCTGTCGGCGAGACGCCTGCCGCCGCGCATACACCGCCTGCTCGGCGGTTACCTTGCCGGCAACCTGGCCTTGCAGATCCAGTCGCGGCGCATCTTCCACCATGCAACTCCAGTAGCGGCTGCCCTGGCACCAGGTGGCGATGGCCTGTTTCAGTTGTTCGGCGGTGATTCCCAGTAGCTCGAGATGCTGCTGCGCATCCTGGAGGATGCCCTGCTTGAGCGGAACCTTGGCCGCGGGGCTTTTCGGAAACGCCAGCGGGAAATGCCGTTGCAGCCTCCAGATAGCCTCGACTCCCGGCTCGACGGCTTCACGTTTCTTCGCGCGTCCCGCGGAGCTTTTGGTTTGAGCCGGTTTCGCCTGCGCCGCCTGTGCGCGCAGACGGTCTCTCAGCTCGGCAAGTTGTTCAAAACCCATCGTTCGCTTCACTAGTGCTGGTTCATTTCTGCGAGAGATTACCCGATACATCCGCTCGCGGCACGCAAAACGGCAACCAGTCGGGCACTTTCATTGCGAATCGACGCTCGTAGGCATGAGCGGCTCTCCCCCGTTCAGCGCCCGAGCGAGCTCATCGAGCGTAGTCGGCTTGAACAGGACCCGGTCCATGCCGGCAGCCAGGCAACGCTCCAGCGCATCCTTCTCGGCGCTGGCGGTAAGCGCTATCACCAAGCAGCGACGCCGACCGCCAAGGGCTTCTTGCGAGCGGATCCGTCGCGCCAGCTCGTAGCCATCCATCCGCGGCATCATGCCGTCGGTAATCACGACATCGAAGTCTTCGCCCTGCCAACGTTCGAATGCTTCCTCGCCATCTTCCGTGGAGGTCACCCGGTGCCCAAGGCTTTCCAATTGCATGGTCAGGGTCAGCCGATTGAACGGATGGTCTTCCGCAAGCAAGATCGAGAGCGCCCTTGCCTCTTTCTGCTCCTCGACCTCGGCAACTCCGGAACGCGCTTCGCTGGACTCGCTGGGCGGAGGCCCGGTCAGCGGAAGATCGAACTCGACCGAGAAGCAGGAGCCGTTGCCCAGTTCGCTGCGCAGGCTGATCTGGCCGCCCATCAGGTGCACCAGGCGTCGGCTGATGTACAACCCCAGGCCGCTGCCGGACGCCTGGCCAAGCGCAGGCGAGCCGACCTGCGAGAATGGCCGGAACAGCCTGGCCTGGTCCTCCTCCGAAATACCGAGGCCGGTGTCGCTTACCTCGAGCAGCAAATGAAGCCTCTCCGCCTCGCGCCGCCCCACCGCCCGCACCGTTACCCCTCCGCGCTCGGTGAACTTGATGGCATTGCCCAGCAGGTTGAACAACACCTGCTTGAAATGCAGGGGATCCACCAGCACCCATTGCTCGAGATCCCCGTCGAGTTCCAGTGCCAGGGAAAGATTCTTCTGCCGCGTCAGCCCACCAACCAGCGGCAGGATTCCTCTGATCAACTCGCCAGGAAGCACTGGTTCGGGAGCGGAATCGAACCGACCGGATTCGATCCGCGACAAATCGAGAATATTGCCCAGCAGAAGCAGCAACCCCTGGGCGGCCTCCTGGGCAATGCTCAGCGAATCTAGGTCCAACACGCCCTTCTCGCCCTTTTTCAGCACCAGTTCCTGCAGGCCGATGACCGCATTCAATGGCGTGCGGATCTCGTGACTCATCGTCGAAAGAAACACGCTCTTGGCACGGTTGGCAGCGTCGGCTTGCTCTTCTGCCTGGCGGGTCTTGCGCACCTGGCGCATCAGGTAGAAACCCCAGATGAGGGAGATGGAAATCAGTACGCCGAACAATCCGCCGATCTGCAGAATCTTGCTCCGGTGATCGCGCCAGAAGTCCGCCCCTCCCTTGGCGAAGCGAGGCTCCCAGCGGTGGAGGATTTCCGCCACTTCTTCCGGAGCGATCGCCAGCTGCGCCTTCTCCAGGATGCCCTGCAGCTCCGGCTGGTTCCTCGCCACGCCGATGCTGATCGGGATGGAGAGGTCATCGAGGATACCGACGACCTGGATCCGGTTGTCGAAATGCTGGGCGGACAGATAGCGACCGGTATAGTCGCTGCTGATGGCGGCCTCGCTCTGGCCGGCGTCTACGCTGCGCATGGCGGCGAGGAAGGTCGGATAGACCTGGAGCTTGATCTCCGGGTGCTCGCGTCGAATGAAGTCGTTGAGAAAGTAGCCAATCGTCGTCGCCAATCGCTTGCCCGCCAGGTCCGCGAGGCCATGGACACGCCCCACCCTTTCATCCCGGCCACCCTGGCGGGCGCCCATCAGCACCGTGGTGCTGCGTAGATAGGGCGTCAGCACTTCGAGGCCGGAATCGAAGCGCTCCGACGAAGGCATGGTCGGCGTAACCAATGCCTCCCCCGCATCCAGTCGGCTTTTCGTCTCGACGAAGTTGCGTGCTCCAGTGAAGGAAAACCGCAGGCCACTGCGCTTGCCGATCAGGTCCAGATAGTCACGCCCGATACCACTCAGCCTCCCCTCGTTATCCAGTTGCCCGAGCGCGCTGAAAGGGAATGAGATAACTGTAGGGGAATCGGTGAGATAAATCCGGGATATTCCGAGCGGTGCCGGGACAGACTGGGATAGAAAATCCAAAGTGATTGTGAGATTTGCAAGAAAAGGGTGAGGCCCTTCAGCCTCACTCTTCCTCGTCCAGATGACTATGAAACAAGTCTCCCTGGTTGCGAGCGATGAACGCCAGCCGCATCCGCTTCAAGACCCGATACACGAACTGCAGTGACACGTTATGTTTCATCGCCAGCTCCCGCTGGTTCCTGCCAGTGAACTCGTCGAACAGTTGCTGGTGCAGCTTCGATACCTGTACGTGCACCCCCTTCGGAACGTAGAGCTGCTGCCCGCCCCATACCTGCGCCATCTGCGCCGCCACTTCCGAACCGTGCGCCTCGGCCAGCTCGGGGTTGACGTGCAGGGTTTCGATTGCGGACTGCGCGACGTGATCCGCCAGCGCGGCCAGCAGCTCGCCGGCTGTACTGCCGGGCGTTCTTACCGATCCTGCCATTTCTTGAGCCTCTCGATGACGTTGCTGGCCTGGTCGGCCTTGAGCCAACGGAGCGCGGCGACGCCAGTTGCCCGCTGCACGAATGCAGCGAGCGCGCGCTCCGATGGATCGTTGACGATTCCCTGCTGATGCATCTCCAGCCAGAGCGAGCGGATCTTCCGCGACTGGCTGTCGTCCGCCAGAGGACGGGACTGCCGGTTCGGACGGACCTTGAACCCTCGCAGCTTGAGCTGTTCCAGTACTCGGTAGAGATTTGGAACAGTGAGCTGCGCAGTTGATGTCGCACCGTCCAGCCCCTTCATGCCGGCCAGGAGCAAGCGGTAGGTTTCTTCATCCATTCCCAGCTCGCGCCGGCCAACGTGGATGAGCTTGATCAGGCGTAGACGGTTGGGGTTGGTCGTAGCCATTACGTGCCCTCCGGAGTGATACGCCAGAGGCTATGGACCTTGCCGACAGGTTGGCACTCCAGCCGCTCAATGCTGGATTTGAGGCTGGGGAAAATCCTCTCAGCCAAGCGCCTCACAGGGTCTTCGCAGTCATGAGTACACGATGCCCGCTTACCCCGTACCGTGCTGGTGACGTAACCAGCGATGCCGTCCCATTTGACCGAAACGTCCACCGGTTGAACCGGATGAACAGCGGCAACAGCATGCCGACACACCCAGGGGCGGCCGTGAAACTCAGCTTTCACGATGCCATCACGCTTGAGCGTCTTGAGGTTCGTAACCTTCGTCCCGCCCCATACATCGGTCTGATAAGGCCAGCTCCGAATAACCACGCCGTCGTGGTTCAACAGCCAGACTAGAAAGTCCTGGCCGTTGTCTTGGAACTCGATAAGGGTTGACGACATATTCAATCCTCGTCTGCCGGCTCGTTCGTACCGAGAGACAGCGGCAGTTCGCCGAGCCAGAAGCGAGCTACTTGCAGGCCCATTCGAAACCCTTCAGCTCTCGAACCGCTCAGCACTATCGGATCGTCCCCCAAGTGGATTTCCATCCCTGGGGGCGCGCTCAGAACCTGGTCAATATTGCCAATGCCTTTCTGGTGCCAGGAAACGAGCAACTCGGCTACGTGCTGCAGGTCAGTGTTTGAGCAGAAGTCTTCCAGCATCTCGCGCAGTTCAGCCTTGGCTTCCTCCGCATTCTCGATGGCGTGGCCGTCGTCGAATGTGCCCCCGACCAGCGACCAGGCGCTGGCGAAGACCTGGGCCTGCGACATGATGGTGTCGATGTTGATCTCTTCGGCCATCTCACACCCCCGCGATATCAAGAGGAATGGAGCGGTACTGGTCGGTGTCCCCGACCCGCTCCTGGATACGCACGTACGCCTTGGTGCTCACGACCTGGACAGCCTCGCCGATGGCCTGCATGGCACGTTGCCAGCGCTCGTCGTCGATCTGTAGGCGGCGCAGAGCGAGCACGCTGCCGGTACGGATGTTTCCCGCCTGGTCGACACGGAAGGCATCGTTGATCAGCGTGATGACCTCCGCGCGCGCGCCCTCTGTCCATTCGTGGAGGCACTCGTCGATCAGCGCCTTGGCTGCCTGCAGGCGCTCGTCGAAGGCAATGTTGTCGGCCATGGCCCGAATGACCTTGTAGCGACCGTCGAAGCTGACCAGGGAGGCGTTGCCCTTCTTGCCTCCTACCTTCGCTTGGTACTGCTCGGCCGACAGGGTGATGAAGGCTTCGATATCGCCGAATGTAGCCAGCTTGAAGTCCAGCAACGCTTTGTTCAGGGCCTTCCCTTTGGCGACGATCTCCTGCACAAGGCGGTCCCGCTCAAGGTCGATGGGCTTGATCATTTCTTCAGGCACCAGGCGCCCCTTGGCGTCCATGCGATACCCGGCGGGACGAGGTGCTAATTTTTCAGCCATGGGCGGCTCCCTGTTCTTGGATATTGATAACGCGGTCGATGCGGTCGATCTCGGCCAGAAGAAGCGCCACCGCCTTGACCAGATTGCGACGGTCACAGTCGCTGGGGTTCCAGTACTCTTCATCCCACGGCCACAGGTCCGGGACGATCTTGGCGGTACTCATAGAGCGCTCCGGATCGTTGGTTCGGCAGTGGGCCTCCTCGGCGTAGCAGACTGCAGCCAGCACAAGCGCACCATCGGAGTACTCGTCGTCGTGCTCCGGGTGATGCCCCTTGTCGGCGATCTGTCGGATGCGTTCGGAAAGCACGTCGCGGAGAGACTTCGGTGCTGAATGGGTGTAGTGCCGAGCGGCAAGCAGGTCACGCGCGATCAGGCGATAGATGTCGCGGATCGGCGTGTCATCCTCAATGGCTCCGTCGAACACCTGGTCCACCACCCAGCCGAGCAACTCGTCGTCGATCTCGTACCAACCTTTCGGGCCTGGTACCGGAACAGGCCGTCCATCACTGATCAGCGCCTGCAGGTGATCTAGGACTATGGCGACATGGCCCATGGCTTCCTGCCAGAACATCGCTGGATTAGGACTCTTCACAGCCTTGCGCAGGGCCGCCATAGAAGCGGAAAGCTTGCTGTCCATCAGTGCACACTCCCAGCAGTCTGCTGCTCGGCCTTGAGGTGCAGGTAGTAGGCGGCTAACTGCTCCAGTTCGGCTTCATAGGCCTCGTGTTGATAGGCCAGCTTCAATTCCGCCAGCTTGATCAGGATGTTGTTCGCGTGATTGAGCTGCTGATTCAGCGTGTGGTTAATGGTCTTCAGCTCGACCATCTGCTGGTCCTTCGCGAAGCCATCGCGCAGAACGTCCTTCAGGGCCAGGCGGCAGTCCTCCTCGCTCATGGCATCAACATCCATCAGCGGGGTGTAAGCGTGAGTTATGACGGTCATTGGTCTTGCTCCTTCACCTGGGTCACCCACGACACCTTCACCCCGCGCAGACGCACGGTGTTGCAAGTAGTCATGCCAACGGTCTTGCAATGAGCGCTGCGAAACTCCGACATGAAGTGATCGGCCAGGCTCTGTGCCTGGTCCCGGTCGATGAACAGCGATTCATCGGGAACTGATGTCGCGACGACGCGAATGCCGACTTCGCGGAGCGCACGGGTGACTGCGTTGACCGCCGCGAGCTTTTCGGCCAGCTCATTGGTCAGGACGTGGCACGCGAAGAATGGATCGCGCAGTGGCCGCCTCGGAACGGCGTGAAGAGTGACTGTCGCGCGCATATCACACCCCCGCCCGCACGGCGGCTGCGATCAGCTCGCCAGTGACTTTGGGTTCGCAGACCTTCACCGCCTCGTTCATGGCTCCGCTGACTAGGTTGTTGACCGCCAACGGGTAGCACAGCGAGGAGGTCTGCACGCTGCGATGGCCACCGCGCCCAACCGGTACGGTGCTGCGCAGGCAGTTACGAATTTCCGTGAAGGCGGACGGCTCGAACACGTCCAGGTAGTCGACATCGACCCGTGCAAGCTTGTGCTTCAGGTAGGCCTCGACATTGTTGTCCAGAGGCTGCAACCAGACCTTTTCGCACCGCTGCACGACCTCGCGTACCGCAGCGTTGTTCTCGGAAAGCTTGATGTCCAGCTCGGTCTGGCCGATCAGGATGATGGACAGCAGTTGCTTGAAGCCGCTCTTGATCTCGTAAAAGCGCTTGAGGTGTTTAATCGTCGCCTCGGACAGGCTGTGTGCCTCTTCGATTACCAGAACGTGCTTCTTGCCGACCTGGCTCTTGAGTAACTGGTGCATCTGCTCGGAGCGATCCTCAAGGCTACCGCGAGCCTTATCGCCGGGAGCGATGGTGCGAATCACCGCACTGATGATGTCGATGGACTTGAGCGGCTTGCCCTTGCGGTCGCTGTCCTCGCTACCCAGTACATAGGGCTCGATGATGGTGATCGGCTCCTGGTTGACCTGAATCCACTCGGCCAGGTCCTCGCGGAGTGTGGACTTGCCCGCGCCGGACTCGCCGATCACCGCCAACATCCCACCATGCTTCGCGGTCTGACGGATGGACTGGCGCACGTAGCGGATGTCATCGGACAGAAATACGTCCTCTGCTGACTGCATCTCGTAGGTGAACGGGTCACGCGGCAGACGGAAGTGGTGTTTGGCTTCGGGGGTCAGGGTGTACTTTCGTAGTAGCATGGTGTCGCTCTCTTTGCTGTCTGCATTGTTGAGTGCCGGTGCAGCGTCAGTCTTGGCGGGCGGCGCTGCATCGGCTTCCATCACGAACAAGTCGCGAATGTGGTCATCGTTCGCCCCACGGGCGAACAGGGTTTCCTTGATCTTGTGCTCCAGGCCGGAGCGGTCGATGGTCTTCGGCCATTGGCCGTGATTGACCAACTGCGCAACGGCTGCCTGGCTGAGGGGTTGGCCGTCCGGTTTCTCCAGGGATGCGGCCAGTTCGCTTTGCGGAATGCCGAGGTCGGCAAGTACCCGCTTCAACTTCATCTGCATGACGTGCTCCTACACGGCCCGCAGGCCGCTGACGTTGGAGGCCGGAGGAACAGCGACCGGCCGGGTGAACTGTTCGATAAGGGCGTTGACCTGGTCCTCGGGCACGCCCTCCTTAAAGGTGCTGCGCAGCCAGGCGTTCTCCTGCGCCGTGAGGTTGCGGCCAATCGCCTGGGCAATCCGCAACATGGCCTGCATGGCGGACAGCTTCGGCACGTCAATGCGCAGATGCTCCGGCGTTTCGATAGTGCTGCCCTGGCGCTGCAAGTAGGTGGGGTGTTCCACCTGCTTGAGGTGCTGGTGGGAGTCGAGCTGGCCGCCGAACGGAGTGATGTTCTTCGCCCTGGCCTGCTTGGCGTCCTGCTCCGGATAGGCCAGTTCGTCCATGGCCTTGGCGGCATGCTCGATGGCAGTCTCCGGCTGAGCCTTGTACTCCTGGCCAGGTACCGCTGCGTCCAGGCGCTGGCCGAAGACGTCGTAACCCCGGATCGGCTCCAGTCGGTACTTGAGGCTCTCGCCGTCGTAGCGCGGCACCTCGATCTGGATGGCGCAATCGCCGTATACCAGGGACCGGACACTGACGAAGCTGCCCACGGTGACGCCGTCCAGGCCGCGCACGCTGTAGAAGGCCGAGGCATCGGCGCTTGGATGCTTGAACTGGATGGTCAGGTCCGGGTTGACCTTGCGCTCGACCTCGCTACTGGTCATCAGCGCTCGGCAGACCTCTACCGGAGGTAGTAGACGCAACTGCTCGGCACGGATCAGTTGCCACAGGTCGTAGCGGGCGACCGGCGCATCCAGCCCCTTCCGGTGCAGCCGCGAATCCTGATGCGGAATCAGATTCGCGTTATAGGCCTCAGCCCAGGCCTGGGCCGAGGCGTTCAGCTCGGCAATGTCGTTCACCGGCTGGAAGCGCAGGCGGCTCTCGAACTGGGTTTCGACGATGTTGTTGCCGACTTCAACGCCCCCCTTGGCGCGGGCGTTTCCCGCAGCGTGTTCCAGAGGCTCGACTTCCAGATGATCCAGCAGATTCTTGATCGCATTACTGGTGTTGGCGGAGCCCTTGTCCCACAGCAGGAACTTGGGTACGCCGTGAATCAGGCGCCCCTCTTGCTTGCCCCAGGCGTACATCAGGAACTCGAACAACGCATGCTGGCTCTCGCCGGCTGACTCGCAGTACCAGGTCACCAACGCTCCGCTGGCGCGGTCATAGAGCACATAGCGCCAGACCTTCAGCTTGACCTTCGCGAAGTTCTCCAGCTTGTTCTTGTAGAACTCGCGCTCGCGCATGATGTGCTGGCGGCCCTTGAGGTAGTAGAGCAGGCACAGCGACGGGTCGACCTCGTGAAGGTAGTTCGGATGAGGTGCGCGCAGTGCCTGGACGGGGTCGACCTGGCGTTGGCTGGCCACGTTGAGACTGCGGGCCGCCATCAACCGATTGAGCTGGGCATTGCTGACGCCGAGATGGATACCGTTCTGCTCCAGGATCGAGCGCGCCGAAGGCGTGAACATCGCCTGCTTGCCGTTATCCCGGATGTTCTCGCGCTGCATGCTTCCCAGCATTTGCAGCGCCTCGGTGGCTACGCTGGTCGAGCCTTTGTCGTTGCGGGTCTTGCGGCCCGACTGCCAGCCGCAGACGGACTTGAGCTGGCGGTATATGGTCGCCGACGACCATCCCAGGAACTCCTGGGCCGAGGACATGATGCCGCCGCGCTGGCTCCAGCCTGCGGCATCCAGTCGCCTGGCAAGATCCATCAGGTAATCGCGGATATCCGGCGTGACCGACATTTCAACCGCTCCCTTCACGTCCATCACTGGGCCTGCTCTTCGGGCTGCAACTGGTGCTGGCGAGCCAGAGCCAGTTCGTCCCCGAAGCGGTTGAGGATTTGGTCGCGGGCTGCCGCCACCAGGTGGGCGGTGCGGGTGATGGCATCGTCCAGCTCGATCAGTACCGTGCGTACTTCGAGCGGCATCTCAACGTAAGCCTCGGGGTCGTAGCCTGGCTGGTTGACCGCTTCGCCGATCCACCAGGCGTCCAGGGCCTCAACAGCTTGGAGATGGCGACCAAGGGCCTCGTCGATCAGCACCTGGCGCTTGGCAATCTCCTCCTGGAAGGGCGCGACCTTCTCGCTCCAGGGAGCAGTGCGTAGTTGAGCGCGCTGCAGCTCCAACTTGACGTCGCGGAGTTTCTTGCTGGTGTCCGCCTCGACTTTGGACAGGGCGTCGTAGTCCTGCTGAACGTCCTCCAGCTTCGCCTGCAGCTCTTCTTTTTCCTTCGAGTGTTTGGCGATCAGTTCCTCGGCGAGGTACTCAACGGCTTCCTTGTTTCCCTGCTTGGCGGCTTCGATCAGAGCGCTCTTGGAGTCTTCCGGCAGCTTCCGCCATTGGCGCAGTTCGCGGTAACCGATGCCCATCCGGGACATGGATTCGAGGGCGTCCTCTCCATAGGTACGGAGATTCTTGATGTCTTCGTCTACCTGGTCGACGGACCGCCCGAGCAAACGGCAGAATTCTTCCCAGGTACCTGAAAGATTTTCCGGACCGTCCGGATTTTTCTTTCCTGCGATAGCCCGGTAGAGCTTGTTTTCCTTGACGAACGCCAGCTTGGAAGTCCGGACCGTCCGGGAAAACTCCTCAAAGGCACCGGCCATCTGCGCCTGACCGAGTAGCTGGTTGACCAGGTCGCGCTCTTCCTGGATGCCTTGTGCAATATCGCCCAGCATCGTCAGAGCACCGACCTCTTCCTGGAGCACTTCTTGGTTGATCTCGGGCATGGGGTCTACTTTCACGGGAGTTGCTTTGCGAGCCATGGGACTTCCTTAATTCGGGGTACGGGTGTAGCGCTGGCGGCGCTCGTCGAGTTCGTGCTGCGCCTTGCGCAGGGCCTCTTCAAAGGCGAAGGCCACCTGCACCAGACGCGGGCCGAGAAGCCAGCGGTGATGGTCATGTGGGCTGCGATCTGCCAGGCCTGCGGTGCGCAGGTTTTCCAGGGCGCGCAGAGCGTTGTCGGTAGTGCATTCAGCGGCGGCGGCCACCTCTTTCAGCAGCATTCCGCGGAACTCGTTGCCGGCCAGGGCCAGCAGCACGCGCAACACGCGCTGCACCTGTTCGGAGCGGTATTTTTCGGTGCTCATGCGCAGCGCTCCATCGGGATGACGACCAGAGCGCCGGACTGGGTGATAGCGGCCTGGCCACCGGTGGCCTCCGCCAGTTGCTCGTGGAGACGTTGGGCCTCGTTGCACCACCCTTCGGCACACTCCTCCATGCGGGTCAGCTCGGTGCGCAGGTGTTCGTTCTCTTCGGCAAGGCGCGCAGCTTCGGCGCATAGCTGGTCATAGGCGTGTTCGTCCAAGCGGCGCAGTAGCGCCGGAATGTTGGTCGGCTTACTCATCGTCAGGGCCTCCGAAGTTGAGTTGCGGGTGGGCGTGTTGGTGAACATTGCCGCGATGCCACGCCAGTTCCTCCAAGCCGGCCTGCAACGCCCCGAGAGTCGCGGCTGCGTCCTGCTCGTCGGCGTAGAAGGCCATCAGCGCGCCGGTTGCACGGTGCAGCACGGCCTGCAGCGACTGGATGTCGGAAGGGCTGCTGACGCGGCCGGAGGGAATGTCGATCAAGACCTTGCCCGCGCTGGCCGCTAGCCAACGGCTTACCAGGTTGATGCCGCAGACCTGTTCGTAGGCGGGAATCAACACCGCTGGCATGCGACCGTTGACGAGCCATTTGTACAGGGCGGAATGGTCCGGCAGTCCCATCTGCTCGGCGATACGTTCGACGCTGAGCCGCCGCCGTTCCCGGCCATGGTCTTTGCACCACTCCAGGGCCTGCCGGAGGTTGGTTGGCTGGGCGTTCTTCCAATTGCGGCGTTTCATTGGAAGCCCCCGCTGGCGCGGTAGCGCGGCCCTTCCAAACAAATTCTGTATTTGCAACTAGGCAATGGCATTGCGCCATGCACAATGAAATCAGTTACATTCACCAACAGGGCCGATGACATGCGGGACGAACTGAAACAGTTGCAGGCGAAGGTTGAGGCACAGAGCTTTGTGATCGAAGAGCTGCTGGGTATCTGTGTAGAATCCGGGCTGACTTCGGCAGCAATAGCCGGTAGCTGGAAATCGGTACGGAACAGTCCGACGTTCTTCGCGGCAGATGCCGAGGCGAAGCGGCTACTGGCCGACGAGTTGGATGCGTGGGCCGAGGTGCTCATTACGCGACATCCAGAGCTTTGGCTGGATCGGTGCAGATCTCGCCGGCCTTCAAGCCGAGCTTGATGGCGATCTCATGGGCCTGGCCGCGAACGCACTTCTTGCGGCCGCCGAGAACCTCGAACACCAGGTTCGGCGAGAATTTGTTGGCGATTGCCCACTGGGTGATCGAGATACCCTTGGCCTTGAGCGCTTCGCGGGCTTGATCAGGGGTACGTAGCTTCATGGAAGCTCCTTTCGAGGGGGTTATGGCGCCGTGTTCGGTGCCGTTTAAGTTGCCGTTCGTGGTGGGACGGTGTGGACTCAATGATGGTATCCAGGTGGATACCTGTCAAGAGATTTGATATGCCAATGAATATCGGCATGCGATTGAAAGAGGAGCGCGAGCGGCTAGGCTTCACTCAGCCTGCGTTCGGGGCGATAGGCGGCGTGCAGAAGCTTGCTCAACTCAAGTACGAGAAGGGGGAGCGGTCGCCTTCAGCGGAATACTTGGCTGCAATTGCTAAGGTGGGGGCGGATGTTCAGTACATAGTGACCGGGGCGCGTTCTCTAGGAACCCTCACCGCTGATGAAGACCAGCTCTTAGAGAAATTTCGAAAGGCTCCACTCGCGGTAAAAGCCGCAGCCTTAGCAGCTGTGACTGCTGGGGCCTCTCCCCGTAGTCAGAGTTTCCACGGACCTGTGGGGCAGGCAGCACAAGGGGATATCAAGAATGGCCCCGGATTTGTCTTGAATGTGACTACTAGGCCCGAAAAATGATAGGAATCTTCAATGAAGGTACATGGACTGGCTGTATTGGTATGCACTCTCTCGCTATTTGGTACGACGGAAGCTTCTGCAGCATCTAAACCTGAAGAAACAAATCCCCCAGCTTTTCGATCTGCTAGCCCTGAATCGCTTGCCGCTGCAAAACAGTATTTGAGTGAACTAGACCAAGCGATGCTCGATAGCATCGCTGTGCTCAAGAAAGGCCAGTTGCAGGGGCTGCACGCTCAAAGCAAGTATTTCAACTACCAAGTAGAGAAAGGGCGAAGCCTGTTTGGATCAACTATTTTTGAGCCGCTCGGCCGCTGCTTTGCGGCCGGAAACTATTCTCGTGCCTGGTGGCAGGAACAGCTCAGCGCAGCTCAGAGGGGCGGTACTGAGTCCGTGTCTGGCTCAATTAAAGAGACCTTGGACGAGTACCAACTTAATAGAGATGAATGCCTAAAAGATGCAGACCCAGTCGCTTCTGGCGAGGCAGAAGCTGAGCTTGATGAAGAACTGAAGAAGAAGTTTGGTGGCGGTCGAGAATGCCTTGCAGTCATCACGGTTGACCCTGAAACAAAAGAGGTTGTAGCCAGACCGAAACCTGCCCACTGCAAAAACTAAATGAAGTCTGGATGGAGACCTTGCCAGAATGGGAAGACACTCCACTCGGTAACTCTTTAAACCTGATTAAAAGCCCTCCTGCAGTACGCCGCCGATCATGGCGGCGTGTTCGTTTCGGCGCCTCCCCGGCGCCCATCTGCAGGAGGTTCCATGCGACCCAATCCCCCGCGCGGTATCCGTAACTTCAATCCCGGCAACATCCGCCACGCCAAGGGCACCCGTTGGCAAGGTATGTCGGCCAATCAAAATGATTCTGCGTTCGTCCAGTTCACCGGCCCCCAATGGGGCATCCGAGCCATTGCTCGTACGCTGATCACCTACCAGGACAAGCACGCCCTGCGCACGATCCGCCAGATCATCAGCCGCTGGGCGCCTCCGAGTGAGAACAACACCGAGAGCTACATCCGCCAGGTCGCAGCCCGCGTCGGTGTGGCCCCCGACGCGCGTATCGACGTGTACGACTACCGCATCATGCGCACCCTGGTTGAGGCCATCGTCAGGCACGAGAACGGTCCCGGCCCGCTTCCGGAAGGGAGCTGGTACGGCGAGGGGCTGATCAATGAAGGCCTGCACCTGGCCGGCATCGTTGCCGGCGCCTACCACGGGGAGCCGGCATGAAGCTGATCGACAACTGCCACTGCTGCTGGAAGCTGCATAGCGTCCAGCTGGCGATTGCCATCGCGCTGCTGGGTTTCCTGCAGGCGACGGTACTGCCGATGTGGGAGGCCCAACTCTCTCCGACCCTGTATGCCTCGATCAACAGCGTGCTGGCCATACTGCTGTTTGCCGCTCGCCTGATCAGGCAAGGCCCACCGGACACCGAGGAGGAACCATGAAACTCCTCACTCGCTTGTTTTCGCACCTGGTACTGCTACTTAGGCCGTCCTGGACAGTGCCAGTCGCGGCCAGTTGGTACCGCCCCCAGCCTCTGCATACGGGGCGGCCTGGCCACTCAGGCGTGCCAGCCGCCCGACGTGCTGCCCGTAAGGCTCGGAACCGTAGGAGGCACCATGGCCGTGCTTAGCTGGTTGCGCCGCAGTTGGCCGCTGGTCGTGGTCATCGGCTATGCGGCAACGCTGTACATCTACGGCAGCACTCAGCGGGGTGTCGGCTATGCGACGGCCAAGGCCGAAGGTGACCAGGCGTTGACGGCCCTACGCCTGGAGTATGCCGAGCAACGTGCCGCAGTTGCAGATGAAGGTGCTCTGCGGCTACGGCAGCAGATCGCTCGCGCCGATCAGGCCGAACAACTCATGCAGCAAACGCAGCAGCAGCTGGCCGATGCGCAACGGCAGCTCCAGGAGCGAATCCCCCATGTCACGACCGTATACCGGCCGGCACCTGATGTCGCGCCTGTTGCTATCCCTCGCTGTGTGTTCACTCGTGGTTGGCTGCGCGACTACAACGCCGCCCTCGGCGCCGATCTGCCCGCCGCTCGAACCTCTGGTAGTACCACCGTCGCTGAAGAAGCGCCCCGCGCCGCCCCCGGCGCTGACACCGAACTACTGGAAAGCGGCATCACTCCCGCCGACATCCTGGCTCACGCCCAGGACTACGGCCGCTGGGCGCTCGGCAACGCCGCCCAGCTCCACCAGTTGCTCGATCTGCAGGAAGGGAAGTAGCCCGATATGGACGTTGTAGACCGCTGTACCGAACAGAACGATTTCACTGAGGCTGCGCTGGAGGTTCATCTGTCGAGCCACCAGCGCCGTTCCGGCCCCTCGGCCTACCGCTGCGACGAATGCGGTGATGCGATTCCGGAGGCGCGCCGTCAGGCCGAGCCGGGGACGCAACACTGCATCGAGTGCAAGCAGTACCTGGAGCACCTGCAGAAGCGAGGACCGCAATGGATTTGACGGATATGCAGTTGGGCTTTTCCAGCGTGCAATGGGTCGTGATGACCGTCCTCGGCATCTACACCTGGCTCACCAATCGGCAGGCCGCCAGTAGCCGTGAGCTGCTGGAACTGCGCACTCGGATCATCGCTCTGGAGGCCGCCGTGCAACATCTGCCGGACCAGGCGGCGATCACCGAGCTGCTCGGCGACATGAAAGCGGTTCGTGCCGAGTTGACAGCCATGCAGGGCCTGACCCGTGCGGTGGACCGCATCAATGACTATCTGCTGCGAGAGAGACCATGACGCCTTATGCCGAATTTCTGCGCCAGGACATGCGCCTGGTGATCCTGCGCCTGCTGTCGGAAATGCCGGGCTATCGGGCGAACAGCTCCATGCTGAACGCCGCTCTGGATCACTACGGACACACGGCCAGCCGTGACCAGGTGAAGAGTGAGCTTGCCTGGCTGGCCGAGCAGGGGCTGGTCAAGCTGGATGATATCGGCGCGGTCCTGGTGGCTACGCTCACTGAGCGCGGCCAGGACGTAGCAGCTGGCCGCGCACGGGTGCCTGGCATCAAGCGGCCGGGAGCCTGACATGGCAGGCAAATCCTCAGTCAATCGCCTACCCCCCGTGGTCAAGGCCTATCTCCAGAAGCTGTTGCGCGAAGACCGGATGACCCTCGACCAGATGATCGAGGACCTGCGCTCCCGCTTCCCCAACGAGAAGGTGCCCAGCCGTAGCGCGCTCGGTCGCTTCAAGATCGGTTTCGAGCAGCTGACCGAGAAAGCCCGCCAGCACCGCGAGCAGGCAGAAGCCTTCGTCGGCGCCCTGGGCGAAGACTCCAGCGACAAGACCGGCGCACTCCTGGTCGAAGCGGTTTCGACCCTGACCTATCAGGCCGCCATGGGCGCCCACGAGAAGGACGACGTCACCATCAAGGAGGTTGCCGCTCTGGCCCGCGCCGCAAAGGCGACGATGGAAGCCAGGACGCTCAGCGTGAAGGAGCGCCAGGCCATCGAGAAAGCGGCGCGCGAACGGCTGCTCCAGGAACAGGCCGCTGAACTGGACGCAGAGGTCCGTAGCGGCGGCATGGACGAGGAACAGGCGCTGTTCTGGCGGCAGAAGTTCCTCGGGGTGAAAGTGTGAGCGCCCCGGCCGTCAAACCGAGCAGTAGCACGCTCCGGGTCGTCGAGTGGGACGAACTGCCAGAATCGGTGCGCGCCATCCCGCAGGGGTACAACCCCATCGCGGAAGGTCTGCTCATGGCGCACCAGGCCGATTGGCTGGCCATTCAGGCGCAGATCAAACTGTGCGAGAAGGGACGCCGGACGGGCATCACCTTCGCCGAGGCGCTGGACTCGGTGATCACGGCCGCCTCACGCCGCAGCGCTGGCGGCATGGACGTGTTCTATGTCGGCGACACGAAAGAGAAAGGCCTGGAGTTCATCGGCTACTGCGCCAAGTTCTCCCGCGTGATCGCCGAGGCCCAGGCTTCCGGTGTCAGTGAGATCGAGGAGTTCCTGTTCGAGGACCAGGACGACTCCGGCAACACCCGCCAGATCAACGCCTACCGCATTCGCTACGCCAGCGGCTTCAAGATCGTAGCGCTGTCCAGCAACCCGGCGAACCTGCGCGGCTTGCAGGGCAAGGTGATTATCGACGAAGCCGCATATCACCGGAATGTCTCGGCGGTGCTCGATGCCGCGACCGCGCTGCTGATCTGGGGCGGCCGCATCGTCATCATCAGCACCCACAACGGCAAGTCCAACCCGTTCAACGGCATGATCGCCGACATCCAGGAAGGTCGTTACGGCGATGCCGCCGTGGTGTTCAAGGCCACCTTCGACGACGCGGTGGCCAACGGGCTCTACGAGCGGCGTTGCATGATGCGTGGCGAGGAACCCTCGGCCGAAGGCAAGGAAGCCTGGTACAAGTCGATCCGCAACGCCTACGGCCCGCGCAAGGCGCAGATGCGCGAGGAGCTGGACGCGATCCCCCGCGACGGCAATGGCGTGTGCGTGCCAGGCGTGTGGATTGAGGACGCCATGCGTCCAGGCCGCGAAGTCCTGCGCCTGGCCCTGGACGAGGGGTTCGCCCTGCAACCGGTTTACCGCCGCGAAGCCTGGATCGAGGCCTGGATCGAACAGCACCTGGTGCTGCTGTTGCAGCAGCTCGACCCGGAGGTGCGGTGGTTCCTGGGCATGGACTATGCCCGGCATCGCGACTTCTCGATCATCTGCCCGATGTCCGTCGACCAGCAGCGGCATCGGGATGTCCCGTTCGTGGTGGAAATGCACAAGGTGCCAACCCGCCAGCAACAGCAAGTGCTGTTCACGATCCTACGCACGCTGCCCAACTTCATGGGTGCTGCCCTGGATGCCTCCGGCAACGGCGAGACCCTGGCCGAGGATACCGCCGACGAGTTCGGCCATGAACGCATCCAGCAGGTGAAGCTTTCGCGAGCCTGGTACGGCGCCTGGATGCCGCGCTTCGTCGGCCTGTTCGAAGACGGCACCATCACCCTGCCCAAGGATGACTCGCTGCAGCAGGACATCCGCGCCATCGAAACCGTCGACGGCATTCCGATGATCGTCAAGGCCCGCCAACAGGACCTCAAGGACCCGGACCTCTACCGGCACGGCGACTTTGCCGGAGCCGCCGCCCTGGCTAACTTCGCCACCCTGGAGGTGGCCTCTGGCCCTGTTACCGTCAAGTCCCGTCGCCGCCGTATGGCGGTCCGCATCACTCAGGGGTACGCATGAGCAACCAAGGCGTGTGGGTCACCCCCACCGAGTTCGTTCACTTCGCCGAGGCCAAGCGCGACAAGAGCCTCACCGACCACGTTGCCAGTCGTGGTCGCAGCTTCGATGCCCAGGCGCTGGGCATGTACTTGCCCAACCCGGATCCGATCCTCAAGGCGCAGGGCAAGGACATCAAGGTCTACCGCGATCTGCGCAGCGCCGCGCTGGTCGGGGGCAACATCCGTCGCCGCAAGTCTTCGGTGCTGGCCCTGGAGCGTGATTTGAAGCGTGGCCAGGCCCCGGTCCGCGTCGAACGATTCGTTCGGGATTGGCTGGCTGACCTCGATCTCGACCGCATCGTCCGTGAACTGCTCGACGCCGCGCTGTTCGGGTACCAACCGGTCGAGCTGATGTGGAAGGCCGTGGGCCTGCACCTGGTGCCCGAGGACCTGCTGGGCAAACCGGCCGAATGGTTCCTCTACGACCAGGACAACCGCCTGCGCTTTCGCGCCCGCGACGCGGGCATCCAGGGCGAGCTGTGCGACCCGCAGCGCTTCGTCGTGGCCCGGCAGGACGCCACCTACAACAACCCCTATGGCTTCGCCGATCTGTCGATGTGCTTCTGGCCGGTTGTGTTCATGAAGGGTGGGCTGCGCTTCTGGGTGCAGTTCACCGAGAAGTACGGCAGCCCTTGGCTAATCGGCAAGCACCCGCGCAGCGCGTCGACCAAGGAAACCGACGAGCTGCTGGACAGCCTGGAGCAGATGGTCCAGGACGCGGTGGCGGTGGTGCCGAACGACTCCAGCGTGGAGATCAAGGAAGCGGCCGGCAAGACCGGTAGCGCCGAGGTCTACCGTGAGTTGCTGATGTACTGCCGTAGCGAGATCAACGTGGCGCTGCTCGGTCAGAACCAAACCACCGAGGCGACCTCGACCCGAGCCAGCGCCCAGGCTGGCCTCGATGTCACAGACGACATCCGCGACGGCGATGCCAGCATCGTGGCCGCTGCGCTCAATGCCGCCATCCGCCTGGTGGTCGATCTCAACTTCGGCGAGAACGTTGAGGCTCCTGTGTACGAGCTGTGGGAGCAGGAACAGATCGATAAGACCCTGGCCGAGCGCGACAAGTCGCTGACCGACTCCGGCGTCCGCTTCACCGAGCAGTACTGGGCCAGAACCTACAACCTGCAGGCCGGAGACCTCGCACCGACGGCGCCGGCCACGGACACGACCGAATTTGCCGAGGCGGCGGTACGTCCGGTTCTCGACCAGTACGCCCTGGACCAGGCCATCGATGGCTTGGCCGCGGCTGAACTGCAGCAGCAAGCCGAGCAAGCGCTGCTGCCGGTGATTGAGGCGCTGCAGCAGGGGCGCGATGAGTCCGAAGTGCTCGGCCTGCTGGCCGAGACCAGTCCGGACCTGGATGCTGCCGCCCTACAGGCGAACCTGGCTCGCCTGATGTTCATGGCCGACACCTGGGGCCGTCTGAGTGCGTCCGCTGATCTGGAGGACTGAGGATGGCATCCCCGACACCTGTGAACCCGGCCGACCTCAAGGCCATCTTCGGCCTGGAGCCCGCCGCCGCCATCGAGTACCTCAAGCGCAAGGGGTACGCGATCACCTGGGACTGGCAGGAAATGCTCGACTCAGCTCACGACCGCGCCTTCACCGTGGCGAAGGCCATGCGCCTGGACGTGCTATCGGATATTCGCGAAGCCCTGGAGCGCGCCTTGCAGGAAGGCAAGACCCTGAAGCAGTTCATCGAAGAACTGCAGCCGGTCCTGGAGCGCCAAGGCTGGTGGGGCAGGCAGGTTCTGGTCGACGGCGACGGCAATGCCGAACTGGTCCAGCTCGGCAGCCCGTACCGTCTCAAGACCATCTACCAGACCAACCTGCAGAGCGCCTACATGGCCGGCCGCAAGGCTACCATGGAGGAGTCGGCGGACACGCATCCCTATTGGCGCTATGTCGCGATCATGGATGGCAAGACACGCCCCAGCCATGCCGCACTCAACGGCGTTGTGTATCGACACGATGATCCGGTATGGTCCTCGATCTATCCACCGAACGGGTTCAACTGCCGCTGCCGCGTGACGGCCATCAGCGAGTCCGGCATGAAGCGCCGGGGCTTGACCGCGCAGAGCAGCGCCGGCCACGTCCAGCAGGAAACGGTCGAGACCGGGGTCAACAAACGCACTGGCGAGATCCGCACCGCCGATGTGACGGTGGTCAAGACCGGTCGAGGCAGGTCGTTCCGAACCGACCCCGGCTTCAATCACAGCCCTGGCACGGGCCTGGCTGCCGCACTCAAGCGCAAGGAGTCCGAATGATCAACATCGACCTGGAGCACCAGCGTGTCCAGCAGGCGCTCGCTCGTGTGGAGTGGGCGGTTGGCGAGCTGGCACCGCTGATGCGCGGCATTGCCGCCGAGCTGGCCTCGATCACCGAGGAGAACTTCGAGAACGAAGGCCAGAGTGGCGAACCATGGCCGGCGCTGTCGGAGGTCACGACCAATCGCCGCGAGCTGGCCAGGACCTGGCCGGGACAGATGCTGCAGGTCACCGCCGGGGGCCTGGCCGCTTCGATCACCACCCAGGCAACCGACAGCAGCGCCTTGGTCGGCAGCAACAAGCCCTATGCCGCCATGATGTTCTTCGGTGGGCGCCGCGAAGACTTTCCGCATCTGTGGGGCGACATTCCCGCGCGGCCGTATCTGCCCATGGACACCGAGGGCAACCTGCAGTCCGAAGCCGAAGAGGCTATCCTGGATCTGGCGCTTTCCCACCTCGAAAGAGCCGCTCGCCTGTAATGCCCCTAGGAGCGCTGAAATACCCCAGGCGCTCCGGTTCATCCTCCTGACTGTGTTCGCGGCGTGTTACGGCGTCGTAAAGCTTTATAAAGCTACGCTGCGTGCCGCGCTCGCGTTGCACTTCACGTCCCCTGCTATCGATCCGCTTCTAAATCTTTAAACCCGATTAAAAGCCTCGGCCGATTCCGGCTGCCAGGCTGTGCCTCCATGTACTACCACCCAAGCGCACAGCCCATGAAAAGCATCCCGTTCTTCCGTGCCGGTCGGCACCTGGACAGTCGGGGGCGTCAGGTCGAGTTCTCCGAAGCCGATCTCGATGCCGCCATTGCCGGTTACGACCCGACGTTGCATCGCGCCCCACTGGTTATCGGCCACCCGAAGGACAACGGGCCGGCCTATGGCTGGGTCGGGTCCATCAGCCGTAATTCGAAGGGTGAAGCTGTTGCCACCCCCGTGCAGTTGCACAACGACTTCGCCGAAGGGGTAGCCGCTGGCACCTGGTATCCGCGTTCTGCGTCCTGGTACGCCCCCACCGACCCGCGTAACCCGAAGCCTGGCGTCTACTACCTGCGCCATATCGGCTTCCTCGGCGCCCAGCCTCCCGCCATCAAGGGGCTTTCCGACATTGAATTCGATGACGGCGAAGGCGTCGTGGAGATCGAGTTCTCCGACTTCGGCCACGAGGTCGGTGCGAGCCTCTGGCGGAAGTTTCGCGAGTGGCTGATCGGCGAGCGCGGTATCGAGACCGCCGACAAGGTCGCCCCCAGTTGGGAGATCGATAGCCTGGCCGAAGCGGGCCACCGCGACGAACCTCGCTCTCCCGCATTTTCCGACCCAACCCCAACCACCACCGAGGAATCTTCCGTGGATGAAGCGCAAGCGGCCGCCCTGAAGGCGGAAAACGAACGGCTCCAGCGCGAGCTGAAACAGCACCAGGACGCGCAGCGGGACTCCGAGCGCAAGAATCGCCACGCCGGCAACGTCGAGTTCGCCGAGGGGCTGATCAAGGAAGGACGCCTGTTGCCCAAGCATGCCGCCGCGCTGGTCGCAGCCCTGGACTTCGCCGAGGACGGCGAGCAGCCCCTGGAGTTCGGCGAGGGGGATGCCCGCCAGCCAGTTGTCACCGGCCTCAAGGCGATCTTCACCGATCTGCCCAAGCAGCTCGACTTCGCCGAACAAGCCAGCAAGGAACGCCAGGCATCCAGCCGCCAAGCGGTTGACCTGGAGTTCGCCGAGAAGAACACCGACCCCGACCGTTTGGACCTGCACCAGCGAGCAACCGCGCTGGCGGCAGAGAAGAACATCCCCTACGAGTCGGCCGTGCGCCAACTCATCTGATCCGCAGGAGCAACCATGGCAGATCGTTTGAAGCAACTCCGGGTCGTCGATCCGGTCCTGACCAACCTGGCGCGCGGCTACCGCAATGCCCAGTTCATCGCCGAAGCGCTGTTCCCGATTGCGGAGATGGACAAGGAAGCCGGAACCATCCCGCTGTTCGGCAAGGAAGCCTTCGAGGTCTACGAGACCGAGCGCGCGATCCGGGCGCAATCCAACATCATGAACCCCGACGACCTGGACGGCTTGGACGTGGTACTGCGCGAGCACGACATCGCCTATCCGGTGGACTACCGCGAGCAGAACGAGTCCATGTTCGACGCCGAGGCCCGCGCCTCTCGTCGCGTCGTCGACGTGATCGACCTGCGCCGCGAGGTGGCCTGCGCGAAGCTGGCCCAAAATCCCAACACCTACCTGTCCGGCGCCAAGGTCACCTTGGCCGGCACCAGCCAATGGAGCAACGGCGGCGGCGATCCGATCCAGGTCGTTGAGCATGGCAAGGAAGTCATCCGCAGTCGCATCGGCGTTCGCCCGAACACCATCACCATGGGCGCCTCGGTGTACGCCTCGCTGAAGTTCCACCCCAAGCTGCAGGAAGCGCTGGGCAGCAACGAGCGCAAGCTGATCACCCTGGAGCACCTGAAGGCATTGTTCGGTGTGCCGGACATCCACATCGGTGAGGCGCTGGCCAACACCGGTACGTTCGGCGACATCTGGAACGACAGCCTGCAGCTGGCCTACGTGGCTAAGCCCCAGGGCGGTGCCAAGTCCAACTACGAGGAGCCGAGCTTCGGCTACACCTTGCGCCGCAAGGGCATGCCCGAGATCGATACCTTCGACACGGCTGGCGGCAAGGTGCGCTACGTGCGCAACACCGACATCTACAAGCCGGTGGTCGTTGGCGCCGACGCTGGCTACTTGATCTCCGACATCAACGCCTGAGGTGACCATGGCCGCGAAGATCCAGCCCCAAGATAAAGACACGCCGAAAGCCAAGGATGACCAGCCCCTGATCGACAAGAGCGGACAGGTGCCGGAGGCACCGGTCGCTCCTTCGCCGAGCGATGGTCAGGCCGACAGCGACGGTGCTGCTGAAAAGACCAGTGCCGAGAACAACGACCCGGCACCGGAGCCCGAAAAACAGCAATACCTGGTCACTGGCCGCACCGACGTGCTGCACAACGCCGACCTGTACACCGAAGGCGATAGCCTCTGGCTCAACGAGGACGACGCCTATTCCTTACTCAAGGCCGGCTGCATCCAGCCGGTAGGACGGTAACCCGTGAAGACGAAACAGCCTGTACTCACCACCTCGGTGGTCGCCCTGGTGGATCTCCCGCGCTTCCTCTTTGCCGGCCTCGATGGTGGCCTGTGTGCGGCCGGCGCCAAGTCGCTTGGCACGGTTGCGGCCGACACCGAGGCCGGTAGCGTGGCACCGGTCGATGTCCTAGGCATTTGCCTGATCATTGCCGGTGGAGCCGTCGCGGCCGGCGCCGAGGTGGAAGCCGATGCCTCCGGCCGCGCCGTCACCCTGGCAGAGGGCAAGAGCAACGGTACCGCTCTGGATGCGGCAGCGACGGCCGGCGACATCATCCGCATCGTGCGCGGTATCTGACCATGCGCTACTGCACCCGCGCCGACATCGGCAGTGCCATTCCGGAGAACATCCTGCTGCAGCTCTCCAATGATGACTCTGCCGCCGAGCAGCCCAATGAGAGCGTTATCCTGGAAGCCGTCCGCCAGGCCGAGGAGTTGGTGGATGGCTATCTGCGAGGCCGCTACGTCCTGCCGCTCGATCCGGTGCCGACCGTGTTGCGGGATGCAGTGGTGTACCTGGCCAGGCACTGGCTCTACCAGCGCCGACCGGAGGGAGCCATCCCGGATGCGGTGAAGGACAGCCGCAAGAACACCATCGGATTGCTGGAGAGCATCCGGGATGGCGCGGTCACCCTCGGCATGCCAACCGGTGAACTGGCGCCGGAACCTGGTGAAATCAAGGTTCGCTCGCGCCGTCAGCAGTTCAGCGACGATCTGTGGAAGGGCTACTGATGGCACAGAAGACTCAGACCGTCAGCCTCCTGGAAGCGATGCTGGCACGCCTGCAGGAGCACTTTGGCCGCGAGCTGGCGGTGGAGCTGTTCCCGGAGCAACCGGGCAACTACCGCCTCAACCATCCGCGCGGGTCGATCCTGCTGGCCTACGGTCGCAGTCAGTTCGGCCAGCCCGAGGCGGCTGATGCCGTGCTGCAGGAACGCAACCTGGTGTTCCGCCTGACCCTGGTGTTTCGGCAGCTCAACGGCAAGGACGGGGTGACCAGCTACCTGGATCGCATCCGCGAGAGCCTCACCGGTTGGTATCCGCCGCACTGCGACAACCCATGCCGCCCGCTTTCCGAACAGTTCCTGGGACACGTCCAGGGCGTCTGGCAGTACGCCGTGGACATCGCCACCCGTGCCACCCAACTGCAGGTGCAGGGACCGGAAACCGGTCCTCTGCTGACTACCGCGAGGTTCGAGGAGGACGAATGAGCCTGACCCGCTATCACTACAACGGCCCGCCCAGTGGCGTTGAGCTGCGCCTGGCCGATGGCACGCTCCTGGAGGTTCGGCTGTGTCCGGGCCGCCTGGCAGAGCTGCCGGCCGACCATGAATACACCTGGACGCTACTGGCGCTTCAGCGCCTGGAGCCGCTCGCTCAGCGCGAGGCCGGTGAATCCACCAGCGGTACTCGCCGCACCCGGACGAAAAAGGAGCCAGAATGAGCGCCAATTACCTTCACGGCATCGAGTCCATTGAAGTCGAACGCGGTCCACGCGCCATCCGTGTGGTTAAGTCGGCGGTTATTGCCCTGGTGGGTACCGCTCCGACCGGCCCGCAGAACACGCTTGTGCTCTCGCAGAATGAGCAGGACGCGGCGCAGTTCGGCCAGGCTCTGCCGGGCTTCAGCATCCCCCAGGCGCTCGCTGGCATCTATGACTTCGGCGCCGGCACGGTGCTCGTGGTCAACGTCCTCAACCCGGCGGTACATCGCACTCAGGCACCGCCCACGACACTGTCGTTCGACAGTAACGACGTGCTGCAGCTGGAGCACGGCGCCCTGATCGCACTCGTGATCAAGGACAGCGCCGGTGAGAATCTGTACTCGAAGGATGTGGACTATCGCGTTGACATGCAAACCGGCCGTCTGCAGCGCCTGGCCGGAGGCACCATTCCGGTGGGCGGTACGGTCCAGGTCGAATGCACCTATGCCGACCCGAGCCTGGTGACGCCTGCTGACATCATCGGCAGTGTCAACGCCGCTGGCCTTCGTACCGGCCTGAAGGCGTTCGCGGACAGCTACAACCTGTTCGGCTTCTTCCCGAAAATCTTCATCGCGCCGGGGTTCTCTCCGTTGAACAGCGTCAGCGTTGAGCTGATCGCGGCCGCCGAACAGATGCAGGGTATCGCCTACATCGACGCGCCTATCGGCACCACCGTGCAGCAGGCTATCGCCGGCCGTGGTCCGTCCGGTTCGATCAACTTCAACACCAGCAGCGACCGGGCGCGGCTGTGCTATCCGCACGTCAAGGTCTATGACACGGCCACGAACAGCGAGCGCCTGGAGCCACTGTCGATCCGTGCCGCTGGTCTGCGCGCCAAGGTCGACAACGACAACGGCTACTGGTGGTCCAGCTCCAATCAGGAGCTACTCGGCGTCATCGGCCTGGAGCGCCCACTCACCGCCCGCGTCGATGATCCGAACAGCGAGGTCAACCTGTTGAACGAGGCCGGTATCACGACGGTGTTCAACTCGTTCGGCACTGGCTTGCGCCTGTGGGGCAACCGCACGGCCGCCTGGCCGACCGTGACCCACATGCGCAACTTCGAGAACGTGCGCCGTACCAAGGACCTAGTCGACGAGTCGATCCGCTACTCCTCGCTGCAGTTCGTGGACCAGCCCGTCACCCAGGCCTTGATCGACAGCATCATCGAAAGCGTCAATTTGTTCGGCCGCAAGCTGATCGGCGACAGCGCGTTGCTCGGCTTCGAATGCTGGTGGGACCCCGCGCGCAACCCGCAAACGGAGATCGAGTCGGGCCACCTGCTGTTCAACTACAAGCTGACGGTGCCGCTGCCGTTCGAGCGCGGTACCTTCGAAACCGAAATCACCGGGGAATACCTGGCCAACCTGAAGGGGGCTGCATAAATGGCAGGCTTCGTAGCTCACCGTATCACCAACGGCTCTGTGTATCTGGATGGCAACAGCTTCTTCGGCAAGGTCGAGGAGATCGAGCTGGGAACGGTCAAGGCCGTGATGTCCGACTTCCAGGGCCTGGGCATGATCGGCCTGATCGAGTTGCCGGACGGCCTGGACAAACTGGAGGGCAAGATCACCTGGAACAGCCTCTACAAGGAAGCCGGCATCAAGCTGGCCAGCCCATTCAAGGCCGTCCAGTTGCAGGCGCGTTCCAACGTCCAGGTGTTCAACAACGGAGGCTTGGTCGACGAGATACCGCTCGTCACCACTCTGACCATCATGGCCAAGGAATACGGCCTGGGGACCTACAAACCGCGCGAGGCGATGAAGCAGGAGACGCCATTCTCGGCGACCTACGTGCGCCAGGTGCTCAACGGTGAGGAGGTGTTACTGCTGGACTACCTGGCCAACATCTTCAAGGTCAACGGCGAAGATCAGTTGGCCAGGTACCGGCGCAATATCGGGCAGGCGTAACTAGGTCGGAAGACCAAGCTGAACGGAAGCATACCGGGCGCCCATGCTTAGGACTTCGGAGACCACACCACGAAGTACTTCCTTGGTCCCCCCTTTGGATGCTACTACCAGCTTCTCGCCCAAGGATGGGCCAACCTGCAGACTGGCTGGCATTGCCTTGAGTACCTCCAGTCCTTTGGCTGTCAGCACTGCACCACGGAAGCCTTGGTGGTGAATGCGTTCCTCATAGAGAAGATAGCCGGAACTGGCAAGCCAACTGATGCTGGCAAGGAGAAACTCTCCATCCTTGGTGATTGTTTCAACCCCCAACGCCTCATTCATTTTGTAGCCGTCATCCACAAAACTCTTCACCAGCAAATAGATGGGGACGGGAAAGTTTTCATAGAGCTTGCCAAGCACTAGGCCGGTGATTTCGTCGAATCGTTCGATATTGGAGGCTGTCATGTCCGTGACTCCGGATGCAGTGAATAGAGATCACTTTTCGGGCGTAATGAACGCCATCGATCAGCAGATCAAGAAGGAAATGGATAGCGTGCGAGCGAAACTCTACTGGCAAAACGCCCTGGAGAACATTCCGCCCGAAACCCTGGCTGAAGCCCTGGCCGCAGGACTGTCCAGCAAACGCTACCAGGAAGTGCCGGCATGTCGTTGCTGCCGGCACAGAGGATAACGACCAGGAGTGATGCGAGAGGACTGCCCCAAGGACGGGGCCGCCAGGACGGCAACCGAAGCCCCGCCATCGCGCGGGGCTTCTCTTTAAACCCGATTAAAAGCCAGCGCCCCAATCAAGCGCGATGCTCAGGACTCCTTTACTGGTATCCCATTGGAGCACCGAGCATGTCCACCCCTCCTGTAATTCGTCTGCTGTTCCCGTTCACCTCCGCCAGCGGCGAGCGTATCGAGGAGCTGACTATCCGTCGGCTCAAGCGCCGCGACCTTGCCGACGCGCAGCGCCACTCCAAGGATGAAGCCGTGATCGAGGATCATCTGCTCTGCAAGATGACCGGCCTGACCCTGGAAGACCTGGAGACACTGGATCTCGCCGACAGCCGAACGGTGACCGAGGTGTTTCGGGAACTGGTGGCGGGCCGAGACGGTACTGCAGTCTTGGGACGAAGCGCTGCTCCTGGTGCTGCGGATGCAGCCGAGTGAAATCGCCGGGCTAGAGATGGATGACTATTGGCGGTGGTGCGAGGTATGCGAGCGGGAGATCAACCGTCGCATCGAGGCCGCCGAAGGAATGCGAAACCGGTAGCCACGAGTCCCGCCGTCACTCCCACCAGCAGAGAGCCACCCGCCGCAATGGGGGTGGCTACCAGGGCCAGCAGAGGCAGGCCCAGGCAGAACGCCAGCGCCGCGCCCCAGAGCGGCAAGTTCGCCAGGCATGTCCAGGCGAACAGCAGAACGCCCAGCCCCATGATCAGGCTGTAAAGGATGCGAGCGGTGCAACTGGCGACGTTTTCGAACATACGGGCAGCGTAGCAAAAAATGGCCAATGAAGTCCTGGTAGGTCTCAAGATTGGCGCCGCCGTCAGCGGCACCCTCCGTACCGCCTTCGGATCGGCGCGCTCGACCGTGCAGCAGCTCGGCCGCGCCACCGACAGTCTTACCGTCAAGCAGCAACAACTCGGCGCCGAACTTTCCGCTGCTCTGGCCAGGGGCGGCACAGGTATTGGGCGGATGCGCCGCCAGTACGACGAGGTCGGGCGTACCATCGACCAGATCCGCCTGAAGCAAGAGCGGCTCACCGCAAGCATCGCCCGAGGCGAAACCCTCAAGAACCAGCGCGCTGATCTGCGCGGCCAGGCTATGGAGACCATCGGTACTGCTGCCGTGCTTGGTGCCCCTCTGGTCAAGGCGCTGCGTACCGGCATTTCCTTCCAGGATGAAGTAAGGGATATCCGCATCACTGCGGGATTCGACGCCAGTCAGGAAACGGAACTGGCCAAGATGGTCCGGGGTACCGCACTGGCCAAGAATCAGACTCAAGGCGATGTCAACGTCGGAGTCGGTACGCTGGTTGCCGGTGGTATCAGCGACCTGCAGGCACTGAAAGAATACACGCCGATCATGGCCGAGGTGGCCACTGCGACCAAGGCCAGCATGGAGGACCTTGGCGCGTCAACGATTGCCCTGCGCGACAGCATGAACATCACAGCCCAAGACTATAAGGCGGTAATGAACATGCTGGCCGCCGGGGGTAAAGAAGGTCAGTTCGAACTTCAAGATATGGCCAAGTGGCTCCCCACCTTGGCAGCTCAATACGGCGCCATGGGGCAGACGGGTAAGGATGCGGTTGCCGAGCTAACTGCTGCCTTGCAGGTGGTTCGAATGGGGGCCGGCAGCAGTGACGAAGCGGCGAACAACTACAAGAACTTCATCTCCAAACTGACCGCTCCGGACACGATCAAAGCCTTCAAGGACGCAGGCATCGATCTGAAGAACAGCATGCAGCAAATGGCTACACAGGGCTTTTCTCCGGTGGCATCCATGCTCAACATAATCGGCGCATATCTGGGTAGTGCCGGCCCCGATGCCGCGAAGAAGTACCAAGAGGCGCTGAAGATCAAGGACGACCAGGAGCGTGACATAGCGCTCCAGCGGCTAGACGAGGCCTACAAACTTGGCGAACTGTTCCGTGATCAGCAGGTGATGGCCGCCTTGCGCCCGCTACTGGCCAATCGTGACAAGCTCGCCGATATCGAGTCTGCATCTAAAAACGCTGCGGATCAGGATGTTATTGGCGCTGACTTCGCGGTGCGAATGGATACGGCAGGTAGTTCGATTCGAGCGTTTCAGATTGGCCTGAATGAACTAGGCATCACTCTCAGCGATGCTCTTCTGCCGGCAGTTAATGAACTGTTGAAAGACGTCATCCCGGTAGTTCGCCAATTCTCTGTTTGGGCCTCGAAGAATGGCCAACTGATCAAATGGACCATTGGCCTGGCTGGCGGATTGTTGGCCGGGAAGTTGGCCTTCATAGGTTTGCATTATGGAGTCAACTTGGCCCTGTCACCCCTGAATGCCATGAGCACCACCGTGACGGCACTCTCCGCTCGCTGGACGGTACTTAGGGGGATGCTGCTTTCCACCAGCCTGGGCCCGGTGACCACCGGAGCGAGTCGCCTCTCCGGAGTGCTTTATGGGCTCTCTGGTGGATTTGCCGCGCTGGGCGGCGTGATTGCGGCGACGCCTATCGGCTGGATCATCGCCGGAATTGCCGGCATTGCGGTCGCAGGGCTGCTTATCTACAAGTACTGGGAGCCTATCAAGGCATGGACCTCTGGCTTCTTCGAAGGCCTGATCGAAGGGCTAGGGCCTATCGGCGAGGCCTTCTCCGCAGCCTTTGCACCGATTGCACCACTGGTCTCTGAGCTGGGCATGTTGTTGCAGCCAGCCATCCAGTGGTTCCGTGAGTTGTTGATCCCCGTGCAACTGTCTGGTGAGGAACTCAGCAAGGCAAGCAGTGCAGGACTGAGTTTTGGCCGGGTGGTTGGCAATGTACTTTCCACAATGCTGGCCCCCTTGCGCTTGGGGCTGGTCCTTATCGGAGAGATACCCAAGGTATTTCAGGGCGGAATCGCCGGAGTGTCGGCACTGATTGCCAGCTTTTCTCCGCTGGAGATGTTCTACAGATCATTCGCCGGGGTGTTGGGCTACCTGGGTATTGAGCTGCCCGGTAAGTTCACCGAGTTCGGCGGCATGCTGGTGCAAGGCCTTGTCAGTGGTATCACCCGTATGGCCGGCTCGGTGAAAGACAGCATCGTGGGCATCGGCACATCAATTAAAGATTGGTTCGCCGGCACGCTGGGCATCCACTCTCCGAGCCGGGTCTTCATCGGTTATGGGCGCAACATCGGCGAGGGAGCCGCCATTGGTATCGCGTCTCAGACAGGGCTAGTTCGTCAGTCAGCCCTGGCCATGGCATCGTCCAGTTCAGTGCCGTTGGCACCGCCGAACCTGCAGGCGGCAGCTACCTCCAGTTCCGCCTTCAATGGTGCGGCCGCAGGTTCGATGGAAATCAACTTCAGTCCGGTCATCCAGGTGCAAGGCGGAGGTGATGTGAAGGACCAGGTGCAGGCCGGCCTGCAGCAAGGCTACGCCGAGTTCGAACGCATGATGCAGCGCTGGCAGCAATCGCAGCAGCGGCTCAGCTTCAAGGGAGGAGCGTTCTGATGTGGGCCGTCCTGGGCAAGATCGAGTTCGAGTTGGTCAGCCATCCCTCCGTAATGGAGGAACGCACATCGGCCGACTATGCAGAGCATGCGCTCATCAATAGCAAGCCGATGCTTGAGCACGTCGGCGACGGCCTGGACGAGCTGATGCTCGATATCCAACTGCATGCCTCCCAGGTCGATCCAGAGGCGCAGATCAGGCAACTGAAACAGGCGCAGGCAGCTCACGAACCGCTGCCTCTGGTGCTCGGCTCCGGCGACTATCGAGGCGTCTACCTGCTGACCGGGGTCGATACCAGAGTCAGTCGCACCGATGGATCTGGCCGCCTGGTAAATGCCACGGTCAGCCTCACCTTGCGCGAGTACTCCGGGAAGTACACCAAGCCACTGCCCAACCCGCTAGCCCTGAAGAGCGCTGCCGCACTGCCTGGCGCCAAGATCGGCGGCATCTCCAGCCTGTTCTCCACACCGATGCAACAGGTGCTGGGCTCTGCCGTCTCGGCCGGCAACCTGTTGCGCGCTGGCGTGGAGGCCTACGACACGGCCCGCACCGTTCGGAACAATCCCTCCGTCCTGCTGGGCCAGGCCGGCGAGCTGATGCGCATGAGCCAGCAGGTACTGGAGCCGCTCGGCGTGATGGGCGCCGCCGCGCAGTTGCTGGGCAATGGTGGTGACCTGGTCCGGCTCAGCGCATCGGTCGGTCGTGACGTTCAGGACGCCGTTCAGTCGATGCGCGACGTTCACATCGGCAATATCGTTGCGCAGGTCGACAGCGCCTCCGTTCGAATGAACACGGCCTACGGCCAGTTGCAGGAAGCTGCGCCTCGTCTTGCTGGCCTAGCGGCCAACATCATTACCAGGAGAGGCTGATGGCTGAGTACATCACGCACGTCACGCGGGAAGGTGAGCGCTGGGACCAGCTCGCTGTCACGTACTACGGAAATCCCTACCGGTACGAGCCGATCACCCGCGCCAATCCACAGGTTCCGTTGACGGCCGCGTTGCCCGCAGGCCTGACCCTTCGTATTCCTGTCCTGGATGACCAGGTGCTCATTACCGAGGATATGCCGCCATGGATGCGTTGATGCCGAACGAGGTTCCCGCTTCCGCCTTTCGGTTGACCTACCAGCAGCGTGACATCACCCAGGACATCACGCGGGATCTGATCGGCCTCACCTATACCGACAATCTCAGCGGCCGCTCCGATGATCTGCAGGTTGATCTCATGGACGTGGAGGGGCGTTGGCGCAGCACCTGGTACCCTGGCCACGGCGATACGTTGGCACTTTCCATCGGCTGGAAGGGTAAAGCGCAGCGGGCGCTCGGTCGCTTCGAGATCGATGAGATCGAGGCCGCAGGGCCTCCGGCAACAGTCAGCATCAAGGCGGTGGCGGCAGGGATCAATCGCCCGATGCGCACCACCGAGCACCGCTCCTACGAAGGGGCGACCCTGGCGGCCATTGCCGGCCAGGTCGCCGGCCGTCTCGGTCTGCAGCTCACCGGCAAGATTGCACCGATCAAGCTGGATCGCCTGACACAGCAGGAACCGGATCTCGAATTTCTCGCACGCCTGGCCGAGGACTACGACTACGCCTTCAAGATCGTCGGCGGCCAGTTGGTGTTCCACTCCATCGCGGACCTAGCCGCAGGACCATCGGTCGCAACCTTGAACCTCACCGACCTCGCCTCATTTCGTTTCCGCGATCAGATACTGATGGTGCCCAAGGCTATCCAGGTGAAGCACAAGGCTCCGGCCAAGAAGCAGTTGATCTCCTATCACATGATAAATGGCGAGATGAAAGCGGTGCCCAGCAGTGCCGGCAAGGCCATCTCCAGCGGCGATACGAAGAAGCAGCGCAAGCGCGCCGCCTCGGCCGAGGTGGCCGAAGCCCGCGCGAAGGCGGACCAGGCGCGACAGAACCGCGAGCGTACGACGGCATCCTGGACGCTGCTGGGCCGGCCAAACCTGGTCAGCGGCAACGTGGTCACCCTGGTCAGCGCCGGCCAGTTCGGCGGCACGTTTCTGATCATGTCCGCACGCCACCGCCTGGACCGCGCGGGCGGATATGTGGTCGAGCTGGAGGTCTGCCGGGTCAAGGCCCCAACGCTAAAGTTCGATGGAACTACACGGGGCGCCGCTCTGGATAGCTACGGTATCAACAGCGAGGTGGTTGCATGAGTTCTTTGGAGTTTGGTGATGTGGTGGCGGTCGACTACGTGAGCTGCCGTGTCCGTGTGCGACTGGACGAGCGCGACGGCTTGGTAACCTACTGGCTGCACGTTCCGCAGCAGCATACCCAAGGGACGAAGTCGAGGCCGCTGATGCCTGAGATCGGCGAGCAGGTTTCTGTGCTCCTCAACGACGATGGTGTCGAGGGCGTTGTCCTGGGCGGGGTCTACTCCGCCGCCGAGCCGCCCCCTGTGGCTGATGCCGATACCCACTACATCCGATTCAGTGATGGCAGCAGCGTTACCTATGACCGAAAGGCGCACCAGATGGCCGTTCAATGCGTGGGGGCGGTGACGCTGAGATGCACTGGCCCCTTGACCGTCGAGGCAGGACAGTCGGTTATGGTGAAGGCTCCAGTCGTGACTCTGGACACCCCGCAAACCACTCTGCAGGGCAACCTGCAGGTGAACGGCAATATCAACGCCACGGGGACCGTTATGGACGCCGGGGGCAACTCCAACCACCATACCCACTAGAGCCTACTGCTCTTTAAACCCGATTAAAAGCCAGGCTCGCCTGGCTTTCTCATTATTGGGCGCATGACTACGCCCGTTCCTTACACCAGCATCACCGCCGCCCATTGGCAGCCTGCCCTTGGCACGCCCGGCGAGGCCGTCCAGGGCCTGCGCGATATCGACCAGGCCATCCGCATCATCTTGACCATGCCGCGCGGCAGCGACCCGCACCGGCCGGAGTTCGGCAGCGATCTGCACCTGTATATCGACTGGCCGACCAACCGGGTAGTGCCGCACCTGGTGCGCGAGGCGGTGGATGCGATTCGCCAGTGGGAGCCCCGAGTAACCGTCCAGCAGGTGCTGACCGACATCGATGCCTCCTCGATCACGTTGCGTGTTCAGTGGTCGGTGGCCAATGGCGTACTGCAGCAGACGGAGGTGCCCTATGCGCGATCTTCCACCGCCTGAGTTCGTCAAGATCGATCCGGCCGGCATCGAGGCCGACCTGATCGCTCGCTACGAGGCGAAGTCGGGCAAATCCCTGTATCCGGCGCAGATTGAGCGCCTGTTCATCGATCAGATCGCCTACGCGCAGAGCCTGGTGCTCTCTGCCATCCAGCATGCCGGCGAGCAACTCCTGGTCCGCACCAGCGCGGCGCCGATTCTCGACTACCTGGGTGAGTTGGTCGGTACCGAACGTCTGTTGGCGCAGCCCGCCCGCTGCCGCCTGGCGTTCACTTTGCCTGTTCCAGCGACATTGCCGGTCGTGATCGACGCCGGCACTCAGGTCAGTACCTCGGATGGTCGGCTGGTATTTCGGACGGACCAGGACGTGACGATTGCAGTTGGCCAGACCATGGCTCGTGTCATGGCGACGTGCGAGACGTCAGGTACAGCGGGGAATGGATGGGCGGTTGGGCAGATATCCAGCCTGGTCCGCATTCCGGTCGACGGGATGACGGCTCGAAACGAGACCGTCACAGCCGATGGCGTCGACGAAGAGTCCGATGAACGCTACAGGGAACGGATCATCCTTGCTCCGGAGGCCTATACCAACGCCGGTAGCCGCGGTGCCTATCGCTATCACGCCCTGGCGGTTCACCAGTCCATCGTTGATGTGGCGGTCCATGGTCCCGCCGAAGGGCAACTGCCTGGCCACGTTGCACTCTACCCATTGACCACCACCGGGTTACCGAGCGATGACCTGCTCACCCGGATAGCGGGCCAGGTCAGCGGTGAACGTGTCAGGCCACTGTGCGACACGGTCAAAGTGCTGGTGCCGACAGAAGTGCCATTCACGATCCAGGCGCAGCTGACCTTCTACCTGAACGCGGATCGCACCGAGGCGATGGCGGCAGCGCAGGCGGCGGCCGATGCCTATGCGGCCGACCGGCGCGCCGGCCTGGGCCGAGACATTGTCCCGGAACAACTCGTTGCGGCGCTGCAGGTGAACGGCGTCTACCGCGCTGACCTGGTCCAACCCTCAGCACTGCGCGTCCTGGCCGGTAACGAATGGGCGAATTGCGGTTCGATCCAACTGGTTGATGCGGGAGTGGCCGATGGCTGATCAACAGCTACCGCCGCCGCTGGCTGGAGACGAACGCTTTTCGCTGCTCCTGGAGCTGCTGCAGGAGACCTTCGCCGGCACCGACCTGAGCGTCATGGCGGTGTACCTGGTCGACCAGGTTCGCGCCTCGCTGCTGCCGGTCCTGGCTGATCAATTCTCGCTCCTCGATGAGGCGGTGTGGGGACTCGCGGAATCCAACGGCACCAAACGTTCGCTGATTAAAGGTTCCATCGAACTGCATCGCTACAAGGGGACCCAGTGGTCGATCCGCGAGGTGTTCCGCCTGCTGGGGTTCGGGGAAGTCGTGATCCATGAGGGCGCTGCGGCCGTCGACATCGAGCCGCCACCGGGGACAGAGGTATGGCCCTACTACCGGGTGCTGATGAGCCGCCCGATCACCAATGAGCAGGCTGCACACATCCGCAGCCTGCTCAACTCCATCGCACCGGCCCGTTGCTTACTCGCGGCGTTGGACTACCAGGCGGTCGCCATCCGCTACAACAACACCGCCAAGTACGACGGCAACTACAACCACGGGAGCAGCTAATGGCAACCTTGCCCGAATCCCCTGAGTACGCATCAGGCATTTACCAGATCGAAACGTCGGACCCTGTGGTCGGTGGCCCCGGTGGAGTTTCCAACAAGCAAGGAGAGCAGTTGGCATGCCGGACAGCCTGGCTCAAGGTACAGGTCGACGGCTTGGTCACCGGCAGCATCGTAGCCGGCAAAGCTGCACGTCTGTCTGCGGTGCGTACCTTGTCCATCACTGGGGCAGGTACCGGCAGCGCAGCATTCGACGGCAGCGCGAATGCTGCCATCGCCCTGACGCTAGCCAACAGTGGTGTGTCGGCAGGGACTTACTCGAAGGTGACGGTCAACGCGAAAGGCCTGGTAACGGCCGGCGCGGCGCTGGTAGCGTCGGACATCCCGGCGCTTGACTGGAGCAAGATCACCACCGGCCGCCCGACAACGCTGGGCGGATACGGCATCACCGACGCGCTGGCCCAAAGCGATGCGGTGACCTCTCCGACGCCGAACAAGCTGCTGTGGATGAACAGCGCTGGACAGCTTCCCGCCTCGATCACGGGTAATGCCGCGACGGCCAACAAGTGGGCCGTTGCACGCACGCTGTCGATTTCAGGGGACGCGACCGGTAGCGGTACGCTCGATGGCAGCGCAAACGCTGCGATTGAGATCAGGCTGGCGAATACGGTCACTGCCGGCGTCTACACCAAGGTAAATGTGAACTCGACCGGGCGAGTGATCGCGGGCAGCACGTTGGTACAGAACGACATTCCCGCCCTGGATGCGTCGAAAGTCACGTCGGGCATGTTCGCCGATGCTCGCCTGCCCTGGTACGTCCAGGGGCTATGCACCAGCGCGCCGAATACGGAAGACCCAAACACAACGAACATCCCGCTCATTCTCTCGAACCACGAAAACGGCCCGATGCCAGGGCAGTATTTCTATATCCAGACGATGATGTACAACCAGCGCAACGGCAACGCGGCGCAGATTGCCGTGCGTTACGCGGCGAATGCCGAAATGTATGTGCGCTACATGTACGACATTGGCAACAAGCGAGGGGTCTGGTCCGCATGGAAGCGCTGCGATGTGGGTGGCTCGTTTGCAAAAGAGCCCGACAGTCGCATCGGAGACGCTTTCGATCTGAACACACTTGAATCATCCGGCTGGTGGTATCAGACCGCCAATGGCTACGCAGCCAGCGGGGCAAACTACCCGATTGCAAAGGCGGGTCGGCTGATGGTTTATCGAACCACCAGCGACTTCATCTATCAGACGTACCAGACACATGACGGATACATGTTTCATCGTTGCCGTTATGCGGGTACCTGGCAGCCGTGGAGGGAGCAATGGACGACGCTCAACTTCAACCCGGCCAACTACGTGGCCAAGTCGGAGTATTCGTGGGCGTCCTTACCTGGGAAGCCGGCAACCTTCCCCCCATCGGGACACAACCACGACGCAAGCCAGATTACCTCTGGTGTTTTGCCCCTTTCGCGAGGAGGGCTTGGAAACGCAGTTGGCCAAGCTCAAACGTCCCTCAAGCTTGCAACTGCCAGGACTATCTCAATCTCGGGGGCGGGGACAGCTTCAGTATCGTTCGACGGTAGTGGAAACGTCAGCCTGCCGCTGGTGATTAACGCCAGCAACATTCAGACAGGGATTCTGCCGCTCGCGCGAGGTGGGACAGGCGCAAACAACGCAGCCACGGCGCGCAGCAATATCGGCGCCGGAACTATCGCAGCTGCTTCGCTGGGAGCAAGTGGGTGGTGGCGGGACAACGACACAGGGTACATCCGTCAGTGGGGTGTCACTGCCTCTCTCGGGCAAGACAGCTCGGCGACAATCACCTTTCCCATGGCGTTCCCGCGCGCCGTCTTCGGGGCCAACTGGAAACAACGCGCCCCCGGCCTCCACGTATCACAGGGCAACCAAGTGATCACGAATCTGACAACGACCAACATGACTATCTACCAGGGCGATGATACTGCCGGTCCTGTCTACTGGGAGGCGTGGGGGAACTAATGAGCGACTACATTTTTTCACCGAGTCGTGTTGCGTTCTATCCGCTTTCGCTTCGCGGAGAATACGATGCAGTTGGGGCCTGGCCAGAGGACGGTGTTCCTGTCAGCGCTGAGGGGCACGCCCGAATCCTGCTTGAACAGGAAGCTGGCCGGGTGATCTGCGCGGACAGGGATGGGCAACCGATGACGCAGCAGCCACCACCGCCCTCCGTCGAGGCTCTGGCTGCGGTGGAGCGAGCCTGGCGTGACCGCCAACTCGATGACACAGACGCTCTGGTGGCACGCCACCGCGACGAGATCGAGGACGGTGCCACCACGTTGACCGACGAGCAGTACCAGACCTTGCAGACCTACCGACGCGCTCTGCGCGACTGGCCAGAGTCTGAACTATTCCCGCAGTCAGAATATCGGCCCGCACGGCCTGAATGGCTGTTGGGAGCGCTTTCGAAGCGTTAGAAGGAGGCGCTGGCACCAGGTGCTGGAACACCTGATGCCAGCGCTAACCCGCAGACCCAGCCTGCAAGCCAGCCAAGGCCTCCCTGCTCGCGCGAGCGCGGCGAAGCCTAGCAGAAACTCAAATGGCATTGCAGATGTTGCAAGAGATACGTTGCGGCCAGTGCCGCCGAAAGCTGGCAGCCGCCAGCGGATTCACCGAGCTACAAATCAAGTGCCCGCGCTGCGGAGCACTCAACCACCTGAAGGCCACGAGCCTCCCGAAAGCGCCTTCGAGCGCTACATACCACGAGGAGGCATTATGTCCGCTCAACCCATCATCCCGTGGATAGGGGGTAAGCGTCGGCTTGCCGACAGGATTTTTCCCCTATTCCCCAGACACAGTTGCTACGTCGAGCCATTCGCAGGTGGTGCAGCGCTGTTCTTCCTTCGACCGGTCCCGGCCGAGGTCGAGGTGCTCAACGATATCAACGGAGACCTGATCAACCTCTACCGCGTAGTGCAGAACCACCTTGAGGAGTTTGTTCGACAGTTCAAATGGGCCCTTAGTAGCCGACAGGTGTTCAAGTGGTTGCAGATGACCAGGCCAGAGACGTTGACTGACATCCAGCGCGCCGCCCGCTTCTATTATCTGCAACAGAGTGCATTCGGCGGGCGGGTGGATGGGCAGACCTTCGGCACCGCGACTACCACGCCGCCTGGGCTCAATTTGCTACGTCTGGAAGAGACACTGTCCGCAGCTCACCTGCGCCTCAGCAGTACCTATATCGAGCATTTGGGATGGCAGGAGGTGATGAAGAAGTACGACCGCGAGCACACGCTGTTCTACTGTGATCCACCTTACTGGGAGACTGAGGGCTACGGCGTTCAGTTTGAGTTCGAGCAGTACCTGGAAATGGCCAAGATGCTGAAGGCAATCAAGGGTAAGGCGATCATCAGCTTGAATGATCACCCGGCGATCCGGGAATGCTTCGCCGGCTGCCATATCGAAGCGACGGACATCAAGTACACGGTCGGGGGCGGCAAAGGGAGCGATGCGAAGGAAGTGCTGATCTTCAGCTGGGACATCCAGGCTGAACCTGCAGGTCTTTTCTAAGATTCCTTTGCAAACTGTACAATCGGGCGGCAGGTAATTTATCTCACATCACCGCCCGTATTTTTCGCGCGCGGCATCAGCGCGCCAAGGGAATGGTTGATCACCACCGGCACGACCGGGTGCGCGGAGAGCCAACGCTGTTCCGCCGGCGACAGCGTCACCCGGGGATCGTCGAAGCGCAGGCGCCTCCCGGCGCTCCAGCTGCGCAACAGTTCGTCGCCGTAGCGCCCGCTAATATGCGGCAGGGCGCGATCGATGAGCGCGAGCAGAGGTTCGTCACCTGGCCGGAGCAGGAAACGGAAACCCTGGCTGTCGATGGGTGCGAAGTTCTCGATGCGCAAGTTCAGCAGGTAATGGGTCTGGATGAGGTAGTGCGTGGAAACTGCGTCCCCCAGCACGCCATCGACATCCCCCATGCTCAGCGCTTCCAGGGCAAGCTGCGGCGAGTCGAACCAGATGATCCTGCTGTGCGGATAGGCAGCCTTGATACGTTCGGCGGGAAGATAGCCCTTGACCGTGGCCAGCCAGGACTCCGCCTGCGAATCGAACGGGGCACCGCTGGAAGACACCAGTACCGGCCGGTCGGAAAGATACGCAGCGGATGCCAGCAAGCCGTGTTGTCGGGCCTCGACCTCGCTACCGACGCCAAGCAGGTCGATCTCCCCTTGCGACAACGCGTCGATTGCCGCCTGCCGCGACGGAAAGTCCCTGACGCGCAACGGCCGCTCGAACACCAGGGCCAGGTAATCGGCCGTGAAGCCCTTGTAGGAGCCTGCGTAGAAGATGGACAACGGCGGATAGTCGGGGGAAACCACGCCTACCGTCAGCGGCTCCCGTGCATCCAGCCACTGCCTGGCTCGTTTATCGAGCCAGGGACGCATCGTTGTCGTCGTACGCCCATCCGGCAGGATGGATTCGGCTTCGACGGGCAGCGGCTGCAGAGCGATCAGCAACAGGCAAAAGACCGCGGACAGCAACGACCTTGTCAGCATGTCGAGTCTACGATGGCAAAGTTCTCCGGCCGGATAGAGGGCATGGCATCCGCGCCCAGAGCCTGCGGACACATCGGCAACGATGCCGCCATGTTAGCAGGTAGATGGATACTTTTCCCAGGAACCCACGCCTGTCGACACTCGCTCTGACAGCCGCCTTATGCCCGGCTCGCGAAAACCCTCGACTCTTTCGCGTCGCCGGCTAGATCGATGAAGCCGCTTGCGATGACGTGCGCCCTGGCCGTGGCATGCCTGCACTCGAAAGCCCAGTTCGAGCCGCACATCGCCGAGGGCAACCTGGTAGCGTGCTGGAAGGCTGGTGCGATCCATTCCCGGGCTATTACCTCTATCACCCAAGTCAGAGGCAACCTTCGCCGACCTTCTCAGTGGTCGTCGAAGCGCTGCGATACCGAAGCGCTGGCCTTGGGACGGCTCGGTCGAACGTGGCAGCCAAAGCAACAGGCGCACGAAGGCGGTCCAAGGTGCAATGAATCGAGCCCCCCTGGAGTGCGACAGCCACACTTCTGATGTGCCGAGGCAGCATCTTGCGGCAAGCCGCCTCGCTGGCGAGACGAAGGGCTTCGCGAAACGTACGGCCCCGGTCGCCGGGAAAGCGGCAAGGAGAACCGCCCCTCGGCGCGGACGTTCCACGAACGGGTACGGGACTTGGAGGCGGAACGAAAAAAGGGCCCGAAGGCCCTTTCTCAATGATCTACAGACTTCATTGGAACTCTATAGATCTATATTTGGAGCGGGAAACGAGACGTGTACTAGGACAGTAAGTCGTTGTTTCCCAAACACTTTCTTCGTTGGACTGGCCAGCGAAGACCTCAATTGTAGCCTTGTTTTTCGTCCTCGGCAACAAATTCGTCCAAAGAGTTCCACAGACGTCCAAAGAGCTGCACTCAGTACACCAGACCCACGATCGGTACATCGTCGTAGGCGACTGCCTCGAACTCATCATCCACGCCCGGTTGTCTGCCCCGCATCCATCATCGTGAAGACGATCAGGCAGATGGTTCTGGTGATGGCACAGGTCGGATGCTGGGAACGCCTGCACCACAACTCACAAGGACCTTCTGCTCAAGCTCCTTTGAAAGAACGCGCACGCTGGCCACCGCGTTTCCGCACACGATTCTTTGTCGATATATCAGGATGACGGGGCAAGCATGACAGACGCGGGTTTGCTGCGTCCGGCTGGACATTCGACGACGATTGCGGCCCCTAAACGCCTCCTGAGACCGCTGGCATATCAGGTCATACCTAGACGGTTTTGCAGAAACCGTAACTTCTCACGACCCTGATAGCGTGAGCGTCACTGTCGAGCCTACGTCCCGATGCTCGACCTTCTAATCGATGAATTTTTGCACATCGAGCACACGACGACTACCAGTTGCGCGAACTGGTGAGCAGTATTCAAACCACATGACGAAGCGGCCTTCGGTGCCCACTTCCTGCACAGACGACAGGCCGACCATGAGGTCGGTGACAAAGGAGTCGGTCATGTAGTTCTTCTCCTGGAAGGAGACGGAGCATGCACGAGAACAAGAATGATGCACCAACATCAAAGGTGTTCTATCGCCCGATCGAAGCGTCCATCCGCTGGGCCGGGCTGCTGCGATACGAGCAGGTGATCCTGGCTTCGATTTCGTCGCCAAGGCGCCTGCCGCAGTCGTTGGACTGCCCACGTTGCGCCGAGCTGAGACTTTGCACCGAACGTATCTTCGACGGCATCCTCAATGGAGAACTGCCCTTCGGGCAGAACGGCATCACGACGCGCGATTCCACGCTGATCGACTCCCCTGATCTGACGGTGCGCCACGTCGATCTGAAGCGCTGGATGCGCCAACACTATCCCGAGCAACGACCGGGCTTCCTCTTCTCCCGAAGCGAGCGCATCACCCATCCCTTCATCTCGCTGGAAACTGGGCAGGCGATGCTAGTCGAGCGCCTGGCCCTGAAATCCACCTTGGACCAGTACAAACGCCAACTGCATGAGTTGCAGGAAAAGCACGGGGCGCTTCTCAAGCAGATGGCGCCCTCTGCTGGCGCACAGTGCCTGATCAGTGATCGCGCCGAAGCCACCTACCTGAACATTATCGGCAGCATGCTGGACCTGATGCTCGGCCAGTCGCCTTCGGGCGTGCCGTACTCCAGCTTCAAGACGCAGGAGGCGGTGGTCAGTGCATTGGTCGCCCATCACAGCGGCGCCATGGGGATCGCGGAGCGGACGCTAAACGGCAAGTTCGCCACGGCCAGACGCCGGCTGCGTAGCGCGACAGTCTGAGGTTTTCCATCTTGTATGTGCAATCGCGGAGATTGCATTTGCAATGTCTTTTCCCATCCATGTCTATTGAATGGAGGTCACGCCAACAAACGCCACTGAGCGTTCAGGAGTGACCGCCATGTCGCAAACACCTGCACTGCCCGCAAGCGAGCGCCGCATCCTGCGGCTTGATGAAGTCGAAACCAAGTCCGGTTTCAAACGCGCCCACATCTACAACCTGATGCGCAAAGGCTTGTTCCCGAAGGCGCTGCGCCTGGGCGTGCGCGCGGTCGGCTGGGACTCCATCGAGATCGATCAGTGGATCGCCGAGCGCGTCAACAACCGGGCCTGACCCGTTCTCCAGCGGACTTCCCATCCTCACACGGAGAACGCCATGCAGGTCGTATCCATCATTTCAACAAAAGGTGGCGTCGGCAAGACCACCACGGCCGCGAACCTCGGCGGGCTTGCCGCCGACGCGGGGCTGCGTGTGCTACTGCTCGACCTCGACGTGCAGCCCACCTTGTCCTCGTACTACGAGCTAGGTCACCGCGCACCTGGTGGCATCTACGAGTTGCTGGCCTTCAACGAGCGCGACCTCGGGCTGCTTGTGTCCCGCACGATCGTCGCGGGCCTGGACTTGGTGCTCTCCAACGACCACCGAGGCGAGCTGAACACCTTGCTGCTGCACGCGCCGGATGGCCGCCTGCGGTTGCGCCATCTCTTGCCGGTCCTGGCGCCTCTCTATGACCTGGTACTGATCGACACCCAAGGCGCGCGATCGGTGCTGCTGGAGATGGCGGTACTCGCCTCCAACCTCGCGCTGTCGCCCGTGACCCCGGAAATCCTCGCGGCGCGCGAGCTGCGGCGCGGCACCATGCAGTTGCTCGAAGACATTGCGCCCTACCGGCACCTGGGCATCGAGCCTCCACCTCTGCATCTGCTCATCAATCGCGTCCACCCTGTGTCAGCCAATGCACGGCTGATCCAGCAGGCCCTGCGCGATCTTTTCCAGGACCATGCCGGCATCCGCGTGCTGGCCACCGACGTGCCGGCCATCGAGGCGTATCCGCGTGCAGCTACGCGCGGATTGCCAGTGCATCGGGTCGAATACCGCCAGCCGCCGGGCAGAGTCGCCCCCGCCGCGCTCGACACCATGCGCGGCCTCGCAGACGAACTATTTCCGCAATGGCGGCACCGATTTGCCATGGTGTCCGGCCGTCCGCCACACCCTCTTGATGCCGGGAGGTTCCATGGCGAACGCACATGAGCTTGCCCGAGGCCACAAGCGGCTTCGCGCCCTGATCGAGTTCGCGGTTGGCGAAGGTTGGCACGTCAAACGCACGCCTGGCGGCCACCTCAAGTTCACCAAGCCTGGCTGCGCCGCGATCTACACCAGCTCGACGGCCAGTGACCACCGGGCGACCCTGAATGCCCGTGCGCAAATCCGCCGCGCCGAGCGCGAGGCCCGATACCAAGCGCAGGGAGGCGGCCATGGCTGA